CTTGCGTTCTGTTTTTTAACGGGCTTTTTTTGTGTTGCCATTCTTTCCCTCTCTCTCCCTCTCTCTCTCCTTAGTATAAGAAAAGACAAATGAGACGGGGTACCCGAGATTTTGCCCTGGGAAAAAACGAGCCTCTAATTTGGTGCTCATATTCACCATTGCCTCGACGCTGGGGCGCTCTCGGTAGGTGTTGGTACTGTTGAGCGTCTGCCGGCGAGTAGTGCCCTGGTTTTGTGCCCTAGTTTAATATTGCAATATGAGCAGGCTGCTCGTAGGTTCATTGGTTCGTACCACTCTCCACCTAATGCTAACGGCTGTATATGGTCTACGGTGGTTGCTATGCGGGTGCAGCCTGGCTGGCGTACCTGGCATTGGTGCTGGTCTCTGTCTAGTACCTGTTGGCGTATGCGTCTCCAGGGGCCGCCGTATACCTGTTTCTTTTCTTTGTATGGTTTAGTCATGAGCTCAGAATAGGTCATGGTCTGCGTGACGTGGTGCAGCTGCTAACGCTTTATGGGCTAGTACTACTCCACTCTTACCGCAAGGCTGGCAGGGGTAGGCCTCGTCGTGAGGGTAGATACCTGTCTCTACCCAACGTACTAGCCAGCCTGTGCCGTTACAGCTAGGGCATATAACGGTGCCGTGATTTATGCCGGCGTCGTCTGGTATGAGTCGAGCTGATATGTCTCTGAGTGTTCTTTTCATGTCTAAGAGGCTGGGTGGGTTTTTATAGTCCTCTAGTTTGCGGCTGATTATTTTGAGTACGCCGGCGGGGTGGAGTGCTAAGAGTGCTATCCATTCTTGCTCGATGGTTGCTGGTTCTGTGGGGCCGTTGCGCCAGCGTCTCCAGGGTACGTGCTTAGGCATGTACCAATCGGCCCAGGTTTCTAGTTGTGTTTTTGCTGCTGCTATTTCCATTTTGGTATCTCCCTATTACTTAAGTTTTATAGACATTTCGGTTTCTTAATAGTTGTTAGTGACAGTCTTTATTAGGACGCCTGGTTATCCGACGTCGGTTTTCCAGGCGTCGGTTTTTCAGGCGTCGGTTGAATACTGTTAGGTATGTCTCTTACGTGTAGGTCTGTGACCATTTGCCCTCGTGGGTTTCGATACGTGTATCTGATGAGGTAGCCCTGGGCCTCTAGCTCGTCTAAGGCTGTCCGTATGGCGTCTCTGCCCTCTGAGCCCTCACGGGCGAGCTGAGTACTGCTACAGCGCCAATTATCGGGCCGGCTCAAGATAGATACCAATATGCCACGAGCACGATATGAGAGCCTGCTATCTCTAATAATGGCGTTACGAATTACCGTAAAGCTCTCGGTGGGTCTGGGCGCTCTAATTATCATTTGGCAAGGCCTCTAACGATTTGCGTAGCGTCTCTGTGGCCTCTCGTAGAGCGTCGGCGTAACGCTCAGCTATGACCTTATTGAGACGGTGTACCTCGTCAAGTAGTAGAAGATATTTGGCGTAGAGCATTTCGTACTTTTGTATCTGCTTACTGTATTTTTGCTGTAGGTCGTTTAATTGGTCTGCTGTAGTTCCCTTAGGCATTGAGTCCCCATATCGTTGTCTTGCGGCCAGCAGCTGTAGTAGTCCGGTGGCCTGTGTCTTTTAGTATCCCGATAGCAACCAGCTCGGCCCGTCGAGACCTAGCGCCACTATCAGAGAGTCGGGCGTCAGGGCATGAGCCCTGGCGTATTTTGAGCACCTCTATAAGCTGCTCGTCTGTCATGTGGTGGTACATGAGAAACTCGTTTAAAACTATCTGCTGCCCTCGTGTCACGTTTACTGTACGGGCGGCCTGGTGGCTCGTCTGAGGGTCTGTAGTGCGTGCGTGAGCGCCGAATAGGTCGAGCTGGTCACTCATTGTAAGTGCTCTAATACTTCGGCCATTTGGTTGTAGGCGCTATGCCAGCCGTATTTATCTGGGCAGTCGTTTAACTCTGTAGCGGCGTGACTATCGCAATAATCGCAAGCGCCAGAATATGCCAGCCCTAAACCTGCGTCTGCCACCACCTCTAATAGAGCGGCCGTATCACGGGCACTATCTCGCTGCTCGTAAGCGTTAGCAAGGTGCCGGCGTAATTGAATTATCTCGGCCTCTAGCCGGCGTACTTTTGTGGTCAGGTAATCGCTGTGGTCGATAATGCCCTGATATTTCTCTGGTATGTCCCCTGGTGTCATTTGTGTAATTCCTTTATGAGGTTGAGTAGTTGGTTTAGGTCTGTTTCGTACTGTTCACACGCCGGCGCTGGTCGGCGTTCCGCTATTGCCACGTCTGGTAGGCGTGGTTTACGCTGTTTGCGTATCTCACGCATTTTGTGGGTAGGTGTCGTTTTGTTTTGGGCGGCGTCTGAGGCCTCGGTTATGGCCTGCTCGGCTCGGTCATACCAGGCGTCGATTAGGTCGGCGGCGTCTCTGAGTAGGTCTGATAGGCCGAGTGCTTTATGTTTGCGCTCGTAATAGCTGGCGTTTACTCTGAGGCGGTCTAATACATTTCGTGTATGGTCGTCCACGTCAGATATCTTGTGCGTGAAATAGGAGATACACGGTCATTGCACAGATGATTAGCGAGACGGTCATTTGAGGTCTGCCATTTTGCGTAGTTCTGCAATGACATTTATGAGGTCGGCTGTTTTAAGTTTCGCTAATTTGGAACCAGGGCCGGCGACGGACTCGATAAGTACCCTGGCCTCGTCGGGCGTGTAGTTGAGCTTTTCTATCTGTATTTTGATAGTGCGGCGGTGTTCCTCGTCTAACGCAATGCGGTTAGCTGCGTCCTGAGCTAGTTGCATTTCCTCACGGGACGGCCGTAAATTCTTTTTAGAGGCCGTAAATTTATAGTTAGATAATGCCCGACCGACGGCCGAGGTTTCGGTTACTTCGTAGCAGCTGGTGGCGTTAATGCCTCGGTCTGCCCGTAATTCCTCTGCGTACCCTGTTGCTGTTGCCTCGGTGTCGTCACGGTGTCGATATACCGACGCCTTAAATACGACTCTTTTACCGTCGTCGGCTGTGCACTCGGTCATTATGCGGCCGTCTGGGCACGACGCCCAAAACATAGTTACACGCTCAGCTACTGAGGCGTAATCGTCAAAATTAAATGCCATGTCTGCTGCTCTTTTCTGCTACCCATATCCCTAATAGGTGGCTGTGAGACACTTTACAGATATGCGGTAACCATGTCAAGTATTACCGCTTATGAGCCGTTTCTAGTCATCGTCTCTCAGCAGCTCGGTAGCAAGATATAGCACGACCGACGCTACCGAAAGATAGATGGCGGTGCGTCGAGCGTCACCAGATAGCACAAGAGTGACTAGCGCCAGACCTACAGCTAGTAACAGAGTTTTGGCTGCCGTTCTAAACATTGGTATACCTCGCTATTTCTCGTGGCAAGGGCACTCAGGCCGAGGGCAGTAGTAATAGGCGTCGTCGTCGGTCGTATGTCCGCCGGCGTTATTTGTGGGCATAGTTAAGAGTTCGGTGATAGCGGTAATGGTTTGCTGCCAGGCGTGCGCCATAGCGTTTTCGTAGGCCTGCCGGTGTGGGTCGTCGTCGTATGGCATTAGCTAAAGATTTTTTTAAAAGCTGCGTGTACTAGGTCTGGGTGGTCGGCCATGAGTGGCGCGATTTCAACGTGCGCCCACTTGCCGCCTTTACTACCGCCGTTGTTTTTAGCGTCCCATAGTTTAAATGCGTCACGGTCACACCGATACCCTGCGCCGTAACCATTCGGGTTAGGCATGTAGGCGCTGCTGTAGTCGTGGATTTCCTCTATTTGTAAAGCGTCTCGATGGTCATATAGAAACGCTATAAGGGCCTTTAATTGGGCTGGGTTGCCGCCGAGGTCTACAGCTCGCCAGGTGGCGTGCACACTCTTACGAGGCGGCTGAGCGCCCACCATGTCACGATTAACAAAGATACCGAGACTCTTGACACCAAATAGGTAGCAACAGTAATCGACAAACGTTTTAGTACCCTCACGCTTAGCCGAGTGCACGGCGTCGCTGTTCCCTGTATACGGTCGGCTAGTCATTCTCTGAGTCTCCTCGCTCATTATCACGCTTACGGATAGCACCACCAGCTGCTAGGCCGGCGAGAGTACCGCCGAGGCTCAGAGTTAGCGGGCTGAGTATTTGGAAAAATTGGTCGTCTACCGGCGACAATTTCTCAGGCTGATATACGAAAATGAGGCTATAGATAATCGCTACTACGCTCACAGATACGACGCCGGCGATAGTGACAATGACTACGGCTCGTACTCGTGCCTCTAATTCCTCAGGCGTGTAACGGCGTTTACGGCGTAAAGGTGGTCGTGGTCGTGTTGGCTGGTTCATCGGCTGGGTTTCGGTATCGGTCGTTACAACCACACAAGAAACCTGCCGAGAATACGAGTAGTAGCAGCATGAGGCCACCTAGTTTTCGTATTACTCGGCGTGGTTTCGGCTGTGTCATAGTGATACAAGAGTACCGTATTTAACATTTTATGTATGACCAGGGGCGGTGACCGTCGTGATTTATGCAGGCGTCACGGTACAAAATCCAGGCGTACCGTAGGTTTATTTCTGGGTTATATGCGTCGGTAGGCCATGTGTAGCCGAGGGTGGCCATTCCTTTAGAGTGCACTCTGTTTATTTGTGTGAGGCCTGCGTCGTGTCCGTTAAATGCTGTAGGGGTGCAGCGGCTTTCACGGTACATAATACGGCTGAGGTCGGCCCAATAGGTCGGGAGTTCCCAACCTGCCGCTACAGCTGTTTCGTACCATTCTCCACAGTTACCGTGCTGTGCTCTTGACTCGTCTATGTAGTCGTTTATATCAAATGCCAGCGGTGCCTCTGTCGTCGTCGTGGTGCTGGTCGTGGTGGCCTGAGGCGCAACTGTCAGGGGGATAGTGACAACGGGCTCTACCAGCAGCGGCGGTAGTGTCGTCTGTTGCGCCTCAGGTTGAGTACATGCTAAAAGAAAAAGCACGCTAATAATGGGTATGGCTCTACGCATAAGGTTTTACCTCTGTCTAGTTAGGCCCGTGTTACGAGTTTACCGACAATTAGCCGGCGGTGGGGTCAGGTTGGCTGTAGCAGCTCTGCTGGTATTTCGGGTTGGGGCTCAGGGTTAAGCCATAGGGTAATCTCTGTGCCGGTAACTACCCAACCTGACGTATAGCCCTGCTCGATTAGCCAGGTGCAAATAAGGTCGGTAGGTGAGTCTGTGGTCATGCTGACACCTCTAACAAAATGATAGTACTCATAGATGAGCTGGTTTGCACTTGTGCAGCTGCGGCGGCAACGTTGTTAGCAAACTGTGTTTTATAGGTTGTTGCTGACGCTACCGCTGGGGTATCCAAATAGGCGACCGAGGTACCGCTAGTTACGGTGGTCGTCGTGCCGGTGTAGCCGAGGCCTGCACCAAATGTAGAGATAGTGGTAGAGCCACGTACGAGACGCAAAAGTACGCCAGAGTTTACGTCACCTGATTTATTGACCGATGGGTGATACACCAATACGAGTACCTTGCTAGATGAGCTCTGAGGGGTGATAGTGGCCGTCAGAGTTGTATCTGCGTACGTGGTAGTCGAGTTGCTGGTAACGGTCGTCGTCGTGCCCATAACGACCTGTAAAATACGAAATGCGCCACGTAAGTTATTTAGCGACGAGGCAGGTAAAACGGTGGCGGCTGTAAACGACGCCGGCAAGTTTGTGGGTGCAGCCATGTTTAATAGCCTATCTCATCTGTGCCGTCTAAGAGGCTGCTATCAAGTGTGAACCAGGCGTACTGCTGTCTCGGTGAGCCGTCCATAGTTACTAGCCAGGTGCCAGGCCGTATCATGTGCTGCACGCTGTCCAGAGATAGGTTTTGGATTATTGCGCCTGAGACACCTAGCGCATTGCGGCGGGTCGTGAATTTGTAGCCGAGCTCTAAGTTGAGTACACGATTAGCGGTTATGTCGCTGAGTAGGTTTACCTGGAATGGTTCCGAGCGTAGCACGGGGTCTGAGTATTGGGCCGCTAAACCTTGCGCCATTGAGAGAGCGTCTACCGTTGAAAGTAACGTATCTATCGTTATAGCTCTAGGGCCGTAGGTGGATACTGTGCCGGCGTCATAGGCTGTCTGGGGGACACCGATACCAGAGTTAATAATGAACGTGTTAGCCATTTGGTCGGCGTCATATTTGTAGCCGAATGTTTCGTAGTCGATACCGATATCGTCGCCGAATGTCGCCTGGCTGGTCATTCCCTCTGTGACCTGCTGCCAATAGTAACGATTACGAAACGTCAGAGTACCCGACCTATCTACAAAAAAAAGGCCGTTTTCTGTATCTGCCAATTTCTGTAAAGCGTTGAGAGCGTTATCATTGTATTCTGACGTTGAGCAATAGCCGGAACCTGTAGCAAATGAGGTCGAGGCGGTAGACCATATAGCGTTTATGAGTCTGGTCGCTCGTGCTGAGGTGAGCTCACCAGACGAGAGACCTGTACCGATACCGTAGACGTAGCCGACCTGAGTAGCCGTAAGCGAGCTGGCCCATACGCAAACGTCTTGTATATAGCCGTAGTATTGGTTCGCTGTCGCATTGTCTAAAGATAGAGCTAGTGACCAGGTGCCGAAAAGCTGGCTAGTAAATCCGAGGGTCACATTAGATACCGTACGGTCTACACCATCTACGTAAATTTTGTTGCTAAAACTGCCAGAGGTTATACAAATATGGTGAGGCTGCCCGTCGTTTACTCTGACGCTTGACTCTGAGTAAGGGGTAAAACCTGGGCTATAATCGTAGCCGGTGACATAAACGTTACCGCTGCTGTTGATACTGACCTGTACGTTATTAAGACCTAACCGGCCTGCCTGAAATAAAATCGCTGGATTTAAAGCGGCCGGCGTCTGGGTTGTCTGTACCCACATAGAGACCGTATAGCTAGTGGTGAAATCCTCGGTAGCATAACCGAGCGAGCCGTTACCGTATGCAAATGCTGAGCTTGCGTCGTCTAAATACTTAGCCATTGGTGGCCCTGTGAATTGGCTCATAACGGCTGGTAGGTCTCGACCGTTGCCGCTGCTGTCAATGTAGCGAGGGTAGGTGGTGTCGGTGTCGCCGAGTTTCCAGCGTGCGTATAGGGCTGGTAGTTGCCCTGCCGATATTCGGGCGGCCATTTCGTCTATGGGGGTTTTCATACCACCTAAAACGGCCAGGCCGTCTACGGCTGTAATAGTGCTGGTGGCGTCTAAACCGAATTGCGGGTACTCTTGCGGCCAGGTCTGTACGTAGCCTCTGAATAGCGGCCAGGTGGTCGTTTGCTCTGTTGAGGATGAGTTACCTACCGTGCTACTCCAAGTCGTCAATCCTGAGGTATCACCGTCAAAATATGTGCCGAGTGTAGAGCTCTGTTCAAATAGGACGTTATCTATTTGGTGAGCGTCACCTATGCTGCCTGTGCCACCTGTACCAATCAGAACTATGAAATATGAGGCTGTTGCTGGTGCGGTACCTGTTAAAGATATACGGGTGCTAGTAGCGCAGGGGACGCCTACGCCGAGGTTAGCGGAGATAAAAACCGAGGCGGCGGTGTACCAATTTATTGTAAAACGGTAGTTACGAGCGCCAGATGTTCTGAGTACTTGTGCTGAGACAGTATAAGCAGCACCAGGCGTAATCGGGATACTAGAGGTGAGTCCGCTAACCGACGCGTTATATACGCCTGCCGTTAATGACGTGGCCACCATTGACCATAAACCATTACCACCAGAGATAGTGCCAGCCGTCCTGGTGAGAGTACATGTACCGCCGCCTGTGTTCCAGCTCGTCGTATTATTCTCAAATGAGGGGTTAGGGCATAGATTTGTACGTGTTGGTGTCGTATACGTGGCGGTAATTCGTATCTGTTTACGAGGTTTAACATTTGGATAGTAAGGGCTCGCCGTGTTAGACGGGTTAAAACGTCCGTCTCTGTTATTTAATTCGACTCGTGCCGTACCGTTATCGAATGGGTTTAAATCCTCGGCTCGGCCTCGGTTAATGTCTATGGCCCGTACATAGGTTGAGACGTCTACCCAGGTCGGGCTCGTGGCGTCCCACGCTGAGGCAAAACTAATCTCTGTTTTGACTGTGGGTAACGTGGCCATTACTTGCGCCAGCCTCTACCGTTTCGGCGTTCAAAATCTCGTATAGCGTTGATAACGGCCTGAGGGTCGGCTGAGGTGACCGTAATATTTATAGTGTTGCCACCTGTGCCGGTAGCTGCCATAGGGGTTACGGTGGCACCTTGCGGCAGGTTCAATAGTTCTGGCCCGTTTTCTCCTACCCACGAGAGACCGCTGCCCACGACCGTACCGCCGGCGGCCAAACCTGGAAAGAAACCGACGCCGAAACCTGCGCCGAGTGCAGCGTTACGGCGTGCTATCCCTGCTGTATCGAGGGCGTTTAATAGGGCCCATAATTGCTCAAATTTACCCTGGTCAAATAATATCGCTACCTTAGTTTGCACCTCTGCTGGTAGTTCTAGTTTCTGCATTGTAATTTCGATAGTCGTCCAGGTATTTTGCATTGCCGTATTGAAATCTTTAACGGCCTGCTCTGTACCGCCAAATGCCTCGGCTGCTTTTGTTTTGAGGTCGTCTAGTGAGGTGTCTAGGTCGTCCCACATAACCTGGTCGGAGAGCTCATTTTTGAGGTTAGACCATTGTGTAGAGTAGCCGTCTACCGCCGCCGCTGCCTCGTTAATCAAGCCGGCGCTCTCAGCGGTTCTGGCGTTGAGCTCTACCGTATTTGCTATTTCGTCTTTCAAAATAGCGTTAAATTTGTCGGTCGTTTCGGAGTATGCGCCGTTTGCTGTTGCTAGTTCTATAAATGTTTTGGCTGTTGCTGGGCTCTGTTGGGCAAGGCGTCTAAATGCGTAGGTCTGTAGGTCTGTTACCTCTGTGAGGTTCCCGTTTGCTTGCGCTACTTTCAACGCATAAAAGGCCATATCGTATTCATGTAAAATCTGGTCTTTTGAGGCTTTAGAAACATTGAGTAATGCGGTCTCATATGTTGCCAGAGTTTCGTTACGGTTCTTATCGTTGCCGGCCTGCCATGTCGAGTACGCCTGTATCGCTGCAAACGCTACAAGTATCGGGGCCATAGCTACCGACGCTGTACCAGCGGCTACGCCGAGGCCCTGCAATGCTGTAGAGCCTGCTTTCATTACGACGGCCATCGTCACAGCGCCTACGATTACCTGCTGCTGGGCTGGGCTCAGATTATTGAAAGAGTCGATAATGGGCTGTAGTACGTCCATCATGGCCGTTAATGCTGGTATTAGAGCTGTGCCTATTTCCTCTTGCATATCTGCAAATGAGGCCTGGGCTATTTTCATTTTGCCGGCGGTCGTTTGTGCGGCCTCTTGAGTAGCGCCACCAAAAGTAGCTATTAGTTGCTGCTGTATTTCGTCAAATGCTAAAGCCTTGCCGGCTGAGTCTTTTGTTTGTATGCCGAGACGTGATAAGGCTACGGTGCTACCGCCGTATGCTTTGCCGAGCGCCAGGCTCACGGCCTCTAATGGTTTACCTGTAGCGGTTGAGACGTCGAGCGCAATGTTTAGCAGCTCTTGACTTTTAGTCTGGTCTTTCGTAAATCGTGTGAGGGTGCTAAACGCTGGGCGTAGTTGGTCGTCTAATACGCCGGTGGCGTTCTGGGTAGTTTTAATGAATTGCTCAGCCTGGGCGATTTGTGCGGCGCTGGCGTTAGTTGAGGCTTTTAGCTGGCGTTGTAGTTCTACCTGGGCGGCGGCGTCGCTCATTGCAGCGTTCACGGACTCTTTACCGAAACGAATAATGGCGGCGGTACCTACAGCTAGAGCAACATTTTTAGCGAGGTTTTTCATTTGGTTATCAAATGAGCCGGCGGCCTGCTCGGCCTGCTTGAGGCCTGCTTTAAATTTGGCGGCGTCTGCAATAACGTTTACAGATATTGCAGCTGTTTTACTTGCCATAAGCTTTACTCATTCCTGCCTCAATTATCTTATCCCAATCGGCCTGAGTCTTGCGGGTACCTGTTTTAGCGGCGGCCCGTTTCGCTGCTGGTGCTGTACCGCCAGACGGTGCACAAAATCCGTTTGTAATGCGTTCTAAGTGTGCCAGGTATGTATCAAGTACCTCGCCGTGACGTCGGTCTATAGCCTGATATAGGAATGGTTGAGGGGTGATATTTCGGCGGCCCCAGCCGAAATGGATAGGGCCGGCATACGGTACGCTTTTAATACCTGCCCGTACCTTGCCGCCTGACTCAATCATTGCGGCACGAATAGAGTTACGTAGCCGGCCTGAAACGACGGGTACGATACTTTTAGCCTCGTCGGCAACGATGGTAGCCGAGGCGTAACCAGCAGCTCTAAAATCTTGTGTAGCGTTCTCGCTCAATGTTTTAAATGCACGGCGTAGCTGGTCAAGCCCATCTACTGTTACTGTCGTTTTCTGTACGGCCATGCTGTGCTCTCTGTTCGAGTAGGTTTACCATTTCCTCAAATATGAGCATAGGCGTAGCGAGCAGCTCATTAGGTGCTATGCCTGTCAGTATTGCTACCTGTGCTACGAGTTTGTGGTGCCAGGCTGGGCCGTCTGCTCTTTTCCCATAATGTTTACCGCCTGGATAGTTGGTAGCCATTCATTGAAAGGTTTTACGACGATACCGAAATTACGGCACGCTGCCCAGCCCATAAACGCTAACGGTTTAAACGTCGGTTTTGTGGCCCAATCTGTCCATAACAAATTAGGGTGCTGGTCCTCCCAGGCGCACATAACCGAAATGGTGATAGGTACCCTATGCACGGGCCCATCGACTGTTACTACCTCTAGCTCATTACCTACCATGCTGCGTATCTCCCTTTAATTATGTTTAATTATGTTTAATGGTTAGGCAGTAGTTTTGACAATGTCGCCACCAGAGAGCGTAATCTGAGTCATCGGGACCTCGCCGACCTTGCCGGTACCGAGCGGCGTATGAGACTCCACAAACGCATTAGAGTACGTATAGGTAGGGTTAGTAACGCTGGTAGCTGCGCTGGTCGGTTTAACGACGACGGTGACAGTAGTACCAACTAACGGGTAAATAGTTGCCTCGGTTTTAGAAGCTGCAAAATCGACGTAAAAGTTAATGCTCATGGCATCGGCAGCGAGGCCCGTAACGTACCGTCGGGACGTCATACCCATCGACGTAATCTCCACTTTTTCGGCAGCGTGAGTGATTTGGACACTCTCCACGAGGCTCGATAGGTCTACAGCCCCGATAGTGACTGAGCAGGATTTAAGAATTTCTACGGCCATTTTGGTTATTCCTTGTCTGTTTTGGTTTTGCTGGGTTCTGCTTTAAGATGTCCGCCCAAAATAAGCGCCTCAATATTGAGGCCCTCTAGCTGGTCGTCGCTTACGGTTGAGCCTTGCGGCTCACGAAAATTGTCGCTGAGTACTAAGTATTTTGCCATTATCCGATGACCTCTATCTGATATCTATAACACAGCATGTCTGCGCCGCTTACTGTAATAGTAGTAGGTGAGGCGCTTAATACTCGGCATGTCTGCACGCTGCCACCTAACGTGGTATCTGCCTCGATAGCGGCCTTGATAGAGCCACTACCGCTGCCGGCTAGATAGGCGTCTAGTTTGTCTTGTGCAGCTCGCTCGCTCATACGGCCGACGATAACCATTACCTCGATATCGGCGTGGTCTAGGTGCCTCTGCATTGACATATCAAAATCAAGACTTAGCAGACCGACGACGGCGGCTGGTGGCGCTATACCGTCGGGGATAATGTCGTAGGTACGTAAACCTGTGATAGTCGCTAAGGCTGTTTTGAGGCCGTCTCGTACGGCGCTCGGCGTCATGCTCATGCAATGACCTCACGACGGTACGCTCTGGTCATGGCTGCAATGTCACGGCCTAACGGGCTCATACGAATAGCGCCCAGCTCTGAGATACCGAGATTTCCACCTACCGAGTCTTTACGCTTATACATGTCAGCAGTCAGAATGAGGCACGCCTGGCTGATGTCATAGGGCACGCTGGGGTATCCCCATTTAGCGGTGAGCTGCACGGACGGCCTGTAGTTAGGTAGCAGGTACGGTAGTAATTGGCCGCTGACGAGTGTTACCTGTGTGTACGGTTTACCCATTGCTACAGCGTTAAACGGCTCGACAATGTAATCGGTGTTATAGGTGAGCGTCGTTTCGTAGATACCGTCGCCGCCTGTATCTAAGGCTAGGGCTAAACCTGTAGTACTACCGAAATCGTCTACGGTAAGAATGTACGGGTTATTGCTACGGTATAGGCGTGCGCTCGCTGAGGCGTCTAAATAGAAACGGCGGCCAGCAATATTATCTATGGCTCGGCTGGCTGACATGACCATAGCCTCTAGCATTGCGTCGTCGATACTGTCGGCGATACTTAAATATGCTTTAGCCTCGGCCAGCGTGGCGTAGCCGTTTGTAATTGCCATTACTTACCTTTAATGATTTTGCGCCGTGTCGGTTTCACGATAGCCGTTACCTCGTCTGCAATTTCGGTAATAGCTGGGGCAGCTTTGATAGCAACCTCAGCGAGACCGAACATTTTAGCGATGGTAGCCGGTGGGATTTTTGCGGCGATAGCTGCGGCTATTTGCTTTTCTAAACTCATGGCGGCTGCTTTCTAGGTGGGGGTTAGCTGCTGGCGTACTTTCAAAGGTACGCCAGCAGCTACTCTGGCCGTGTGGGTCAGAATGTCGGGGTGACGAGTCCGGTACCACCAATTTTTGCGGTGGCCTTTGGATAACGTCCAGCGGTGAACGCTGAGAAACCAAACATAACGATACGTACCGCTACCTTGCCGTCTGGCTGTTCGAAACGTACATAGGTGGGCTGGCCTGGTGCTTCCCATAAATGCAGCTCGTCGGCGGCGACGATGTAGATTTCGTCCTGGTTGGTGCCAGCGCCGAGGTTTGTCGCTACGTTTGCGTCGGTAATAATTGGTAGGCCGACGATGGAGTATTGGCCAGACTGTCCGTAGCCGAGGCCCTGATAGAGGCCGACGGCGTTCATGGGGCCGTTAGCGTTAGGCACTACAAGCGGGCGGCCTGTGGTGTCCGTAGCTGCCAGCAACCAGCCGAGGCGGCGAGGGTGCATAATGATATGGCTAGGGCCCTGGAAAACGTTGCTCTGGATTTGTTGGATACCGTCCAACAATTTAGGGTACAGCTCGGCGACTGTCGGCGAGGCGTCGGTGTAGGTGACGCTCACAGTACCGCTGAGGCTCGTAAGACCTGTGGGGGTGCCGCTTGAGCCGGTACCGTTCAAAATGCCGTAGTCAAGTTTGGTATGGTACGCCTTAACCAGGTCGGCTAATACGACCTCTTCAATGTTAGCGCCACGTAAAATGGCCTGCTTTGAGACGTCTTGCATACCTGCGATGGTGTTCACGTTCACAGTTAATAGCGTGTCGTCCATGTTGGTTTCGGTAGCGGTGTCGTTTTCGGCGGCCTGATATTCGACGCCTACGCCGGTAGTGACTCGTGAGATGTTCACGGTCATACCTTGCGTTGGGAGTGGGTGCTTACGGACGATATCGGCGGTCGGACGGCCGGCACGTGCCAACGGTGCGTACATGTCTACGAGGTACTGTGGCACGACGAGACCAGCAAAGTTAGACGTATCAACGTCGCGGCGCTCGATAGATACCTCACGGTTGTAACGGCTCATACGCTGCTGTGCGTCGGCGTCCCAACCAAAAGAGGCGTTAAGAGCGTCGGTTAAGAAATTGTGTTCTGAACGGGCCGAGTAGGTCGGTTCCTCGCTGGTGATACGTGCGCCGCCTGTTGCTCGTGTTTCGGTAGCGCCGTCAATTTTGGCGGCCAGCTCGGCGGCCTTAGCGTTACGTGTCTCAATTTCGGCAATAACGGTAATGCGCTCGTCAAGTTTGCGGGCCTCGGTGCTTAATGCCTCAACGTTTGCCAGCTCGGCCTCGGTGAGGTCACGGTCAGAGTCAGCAGCAGCGTTAAGCGTTGCCTCGATGAGGGCGGTTTTAGCCTGGCGCTTTTCGGTCAGACCATTGAGAAATGGATTACTCATAGTGGGGGTTTCCTTTTGTAGTAAAAACGTGGGGGTATATGGTTTTTAATCCTGAGGGTGCCACTATTTGTGGGGTGCTCTATGTTCTATATTTTACGGTAGCAGACGGCGCATAATATTTAGCGCATATTCGAGACGAATACGACGACCAATATCGTTAGGGTTTACGACGTCGCCTATACCGAGCTCAGAGTAAATAGCTCTCGTAGCGGCGTCGTTCTCTACCGCCACGTCAATACCGTACATTCCGATAAGGCGGCCCGCTGTAGCTTTTTTATGGGCGAGCGTGCTACCTCTATCGTTTAAATAAATCTGCTGGTAGTCAATACCGAGGCTATCTATAAGTTCTTTAGTGACTACACGGGTAGAAATGTCACGGCCCGAAACAATAAAAATAGGGCGGTCTAATTGTTTCACGTATTCAATAACGGCAGGCCTCGGCGTACCGTTATTTGTTACTAGAGTGCCGTCTATGTCTACGATGACGCCGGCACGGTCTAAGGCTCGTGCTGTGGGCTCGGCAATGTATAGGGCGGCTAAATGTTTTTTAGCGTCGGTTCTGGTGGGGTGGCAGGCCTCTATTTCGCCTGTGTCGTCTTTTACGACGGCGTAGCCGGTGCAGCCTGCATAGTTAGTTTCAATATGCCAGGGCATAGTTTTAGTCTACGTCTGGGGTGAGTATTCGTACGTTTTCGGTGCCTGTTGCCACTACTGCCCATACGGTCTCATTGAATGGCACGGTTAAAGATAATGGTACGGCGTTTTTTTCGGTTAAAAATCCTGTGGTAGTCGTGACGTCTGAGCCGCCCAGATAGACGGTACCGGCACCGATGACGTGCAGCAGCACTACTCGGTGCTTATCGTCGGCGGCTACCACTATTGAGGGTGTAGTGGTAATTGTTTTTACGACGCTTTTCATTTTTTAAGGCTGTCTAATAGAGCTCGTGCAGCGTCTAAATTTGGGCGGCCTTGCTCTAATTCACGTACGGCGCTTACTACAGCATTTTCGCCGTAGGCACCAAATGTAACCAGCGACACCTCGGCGAGGTGGGCCTTTATACGCTCGACTACGCCTGTAGTCGTTTTGCGGTCTTTCAATGGTGCAAAACCTATAGAAAACTCGGTGAGCGCCTGGTCACGTACCAGCTCTAGAATTTGGTCGCCTCTGTCGGTTTTGCTTACTTTAAATTCGCCGTATAGGCCTGCTGGCGTTTCCTCTAATTTTGTGGCACGGCCGATAGGTAGAGCGTTGCTGTCGTGACTCACTAACAGCTTGACTCGGTGAGCTGCACGTGTCACGGCTGCAAATGCGCCAGGTCGGAATACCTCGGTGAGCTGGCTGTTAATGCGCTGCTCAAAATTGTACGGCACGACGATACCGCAAACGGTACGGCCGTCCTCGCCTGCTCGTACCTCTAGGTCTAGCTCATAATTTCTATGTTCAATCATTGGCGGTATCTCCTGCCATGCTCGGTAATTCTGCTGTATCTGCTGTTTCGGGTGCGTCTATCATTTCGGTATCGGCGCTCTCGGCCATATCTAGAGGTTTATCCTCTATTTGGCGTACCTCGTCTACCGTTAAAAATCCTGCGTCTATACCTATCTGGTGCGCCTGGTATCGGCTAAGAGTGTCGCCACGTAACAAACTATCTAAATTAAATTTGGCGTACTGTCCATCTGGTAATAGGTCGCTCATAGCCTGCTCGACACGAGTTAGCCAGGGGGTAAGAGACCAGCGAATTAGCTGCATGTTTTCGCTTTCAACATTGCTATACGTGCGGCTCGTATTTGGTGCGCCCAAATAATAGGCAGGTATACCGAGAGCGTTTGCTACCTCGGTCAAGCTGAACGTACGAGACTCTATGAGCTGGGCCTGCTGAGCGTTATCTGTAATGGGCGTGAAATCGGTCGTGCTGTTGAGTACGGCGGGCTCACGGTTACGGCCGCCGTAATGCTGTAGCCACATACTTTTAAGTAGGTCGGCCTCTTGCTGAGTTAGGTCTGGGTTAGCACTTTTAATAATGCCGGTGGGCGCTGTGCCGCCAGCAAAATATTTAGCGGCGTATTCGTTAATTGCTAGAGCTGAGCCGATGAGCTGCCGCTGAGTTTGCAATAGTCCTAGTCCGTAGTCACTACCTGGCCGGCTGTGCGCTTTAATGTGCATAACCTCGCTGGCGTTAAAAACCATGTCGTCAATTTTGTAGACGAGGCGGCCGTTATCACGAGTGACAGATACACGAGTGGGCGCTACGGGATAGATGAGCTCTGGGTAGCCGTTCATATTTGCGGGCCCTAATACGGCAACGTAGTTACCATGCAAAATTAGGGTACCGACCATTGCAGAGTAGGTTTCTACGGCGGTCTCAGGGTAAGCGGGTCGTAATAAAATGCTAGGCGTCGGCTCGACACGTTCGCCATTTTCGTAAGCATGAATAGGTAGACCGCCGATAGCGTCGGCTATCAGGTTGATACCTCGCCATACGGCCGAAACGGTGAGCGTCGTATTTTCATCGACATAGGTACCAGCGTCTACATAGTCACCGAAACGGCCGACTCTGCCGTAGGCGTCTACGGTGCCGCCGTTAATGTTGGCGACACTCGGCACGGTAGCCCTGGTAAAGAGTTGGCGTAGCATTATTTATCTTTACCCTCTAACAATATGCCGAAACCTGTCACGGCTAAACCTGTGATAGATAAACCGAGAATGGGGTTTATAAGTGTGAGCGCCACGAGAGTAATACTAATACCTATTACCTGCAATGCTGAGGCTATCAAAATATGACACTCCTAACGATAGGTCGAGCTCTCTTGTCTGTAGCACAATGATACGCCACACTTGCGGCTAATAATGGTGTTAGGTCTACCGCTGGGTCATTTCTTGCCCATAACCAACTAGAGCCTATGGGCTTTTTGCGTACCGCCTGAGCGGCCCTATCTAGGTTTTCGTTAGGTCTGATTTTGATACGGCTCTCAATGAGACCGTCATAAAACCTGTTAGCGGCGTGGCAAATATCTTTAAGAGTGTATTTCTCTACCGTAATTTTGGCGGCCTCTAATAGTGGTGCGTATGCGCCAGCTGGGCCGTACATGTCAATAGCGACACGGCCGCCATGCTTACCGACTATTTCGGTGAGCCGGTCTAATACCCAACCTGTACCAGGTCTGGTCTCAATAACCTCTAAACGACCTAACTCGTCGGCTACAGCAATGCTGCTAATGCCTCGGTCTAACGATATGTCGAGACAGTAGGCGAGCTCTCCGGCTGGTTTCGTTTTGGGCTCTTGCGCTTTATTCCATGCTGGGGCAGGTATCGCTAACTCGCTGGCCTGAGTCCACGTATTTAACCAAGCCCGCCTAAATTCGTTATCGGTCATGGTGCGCCGAGCGTGCCTAATCGTCTCAATATCTACCGTTATACCCAGGCTGGGTATGGCCTGCCACCATGTCGCCTCGTCGTCTGGGTCGTCGTTTTCTAGGGCTGACCATTCAAAATAGGCGAGGCCTGTAGTTATTCCCTCGGCTACAGCTGCCCGACCTGCCGCTACTTTACGCCTGAGGTAGGCGCTCTCATTAGTGCCGGCGGTACTCACTACAAATAGTTGAGCTGCTTTACGTGTCGCCATAGCAGGTAACATGGCTTGCTCACGGCGGTCGTCGGTGTCGCTAAATGCCTCGTCTATTGCGCCTACATCGAGCGTGCGGCCGTGACCTGCCGTAGACGTGGTTGGTAATGTTTCTAGTCGGCTCTCATTTTTAAATACGACGGCCTCATTACCGGCACCTCGATATATCCGTTTAGCGGCGTTACCTATGGCGCTCTTTTCAATAATGGGTACCCAGTCGTCTAAGAGTTTTTTACGGGCGTCCCAACCTGTCTGGCAAGTGTAGGCCAGCCGTTGAGGTGTCTTAGATAGTAGAGCTCTGTGTAGAAATAGGGCTAGTAGTAGCGTACTCTTGCCGGCCTGTCTGGGGACGGTGACGATGACCTCACGGTAATAGGGTATTTCTTGCCCGTCTTTTATCTGGTATTCGGTGGCTACGTCGGCTACGAGTTGCTGCCAGGGCATTAAAGGGTTACCGAGTATCTCGGCTATTTTGGCTACTTGCTTACCGTGATTTGTGCGGCCTGGCGTTCTGCCGGTGCTAACTCTCGGCGTGCAGCTGGTCAATGAGTAAGGTAAATGCGTCGTCTGCATAGGTGCTAATTCCTCTGAGCGTTTGCTCAGCTGCTCTGTATTCTCGCCATAGTGCGGCGTTATCTGGTTTATCGTCTACCTGTGCGGCCAGGGCTCGTGCTGCCATAACTACCGCCTCGTCTATGCGCTCGATACGGCCGGCGTGACGTAGTTGGTCTATCACCAATTCAAGAGCGTCTAGGTTAGTTTCGGGTCGTTTCGGTTTTATTACCGCTGGTTTTCTTGCGTTCTGTTTTTTAACGGGCTTTTTTTGTGTTGCCATTCTTTCCCTCTCTCTCCCTCTCTCTCTCCTTAGTATAAGAAAAGACAAATGAGACGGGGTACCCGAGATTTTGCCCTGGGAAAAATCTCGGGTAC